ACACGAGGTAAACCAATTTGTATATACTACAAAAACTACTATGGTGGTGGTAAAATACTTATAAATTCTGTAAATGATAGAAGTACGGCTAGAGTTATTGATTGGACTGATGGGTCTTCAGACCTCGATGGGGGTTCTACCTTTATGATTCCAAAAGATTATTATTATTGGTTTGATAGAGTAAATAACCCAAGTAGTCAGCCTATAATTGAAATGTTTTAAAAGAGATTATTATGGACAACACAGAAAAAGGACTTTATCACCCTGATTGCGGTTATTGGCAAGTTTCAAGCAAACCTAGCGCATCCTCCAAGGCATCTTGGCCCGAAGGTACAGTAGAAGTTGAACTTTGTCCGGGTGAGGGTTATACTTATAATGGTACAAGTTGGGTTGCGCCTTCTAGTGAGTGGTTGTATGAAAAAGAGTCAGTTGAAGTTAGACTTGCTCGAGACAGACAACTTAAGATTCTAGATAGGATTCTAAGCAATCCGCTTCGGTGGGCCGCTATGACTACTGAGGAACAAAATACTTGGTCAACTTATAGAACCGACTTATTAAATGTGCCTCAACAAAGTGGTTTCCCAGGAAGCGTAGTTTGGCCTGTTAAGCCAGAAATAGTTTAAAACATAGTACAAGGGAGCTATTTAAAAGTATTAGTTAGGTAGCTCTCTTTTATATTATTAAAAATAAAAAGGTAGAAATAATGTCTTTTAAGTTATCAAGTAGAAGCCTTTCTAAAATGGAGGGTGTAGACGACAAACTTGTAGCTGTTGTAAAACGGGCTATAGAAGTAACTAAAGTAGACTTTGGTGTAGTATATGGTATGCGTACCGTAGAAGAACAAGAAAAGCTTGTTGCTGCAGGAAAGTCTCAAACAATGAAATCAAAACACCTAGAAGGTCGTGCAGTAGATCTTATGGCTTATGTAGATGGTAAAGGATGTTGGGAACTCAACGTCTATGATGATCTTTGCGATGCCATGAAAGCTGCTGCTGAAGAACTAGGAGTAGCAATCAAGTGGGGCGCTGCTTGGTCAGAGGGTGATATTAGAGGCTATCCAGGAACAGCAGAAGATGCTATGATGGCCTATGTTGACCTCAGACGCTCACAAGGGCGTAGACCATTTATAGACGGGCCTCATTTTGAGCTTATCTAAGGTAAACAAAATGGCACACACTATAGTTGATGATTGGAAAGTTATCCCCAGACTAATGATGCTGGCAGTAACAGTTTTAACATATCAGGCAGTCCATTGGTATATGGCGCTCCCAGACCCCACTGTACAACAGAGCGGATTGGTTTCTGTTTGCATGGGAGCCTTAACAGGTTGTTTTGGTATTTGGATGAGTAAAGAATCTAAAACTACAGTAACGTCTATGTCAACGGTACAAGAGGAGAAATACTCCAAATGATACAAGCATTAATTGGGCCAATTGCCGAACTAGCAGGTGGTTGGCTTAAGGGCAAAGCCAGTGCACAAGCTGCTGCTACTAACCTTAAGCTAGTCGAGGCCGAGGCTAAGGCCACTATAATGAAGTCAGCAGCTACATCTGAAGCTGACTGGGAAAGAATTATGGCGGAAGGCTCTAAGGAGAGCTGGAAAGACGAATGGTTGACAATACTTTTCTCTGTCCCTCTTATCCTAGCCTTCTTTGGTGATTGGGGCAGGATTATCGTAGAACAAGGCTTTGCAGCCCTAGAAGTAATGCCAACTTGGTATCAATACACTCTTGGTGTAATTGTTAGTGCTAGCTTTGGTGTTCGCTCTGCAACCAAGTTCTTTGGTAGAAAGTAATAAGTAATTTTTAATTGTAGATGAAAGGAAAGTAAAATGTTTGTAGCGATCTTATTAGTCTGCAACTTAGAAACAAAAACCTGTGAAGTAATTAGTCAAAAACAAATGCTAAAGACGGAGGAACAATGCTATGTTCAGTTAGGTCTTGGTATGAATTACTTTGAAGATCTGGGCTATGAAGTTCCCGTATATCGATGTTTACGGCTAATTGAAGAATACGAAAAGGCATAAGTGTGTCTAAAAATAAATACGGACCCCTTATGATATAGAATCGGGACAGACTCTCAAGTCTGACAGTCCCTTAAGGTGGGGTGGGTCATAGAACTCACCCTGCTGCTTATTTTTATACTTCTCAAAATAGGGGCCCCTTATGACCCCGGGGCCTCCCCCAATGTATTTATAAATATATTTAAGGATAATATTATTATTGGGTATCCTTTAATATATTAATATTACAACAACAACATAAAGGGCTTATAGCCTATTAACCAAATTAATGAGGTAATAATATGGCTCTAGTTAAGACAGCAGCTAATACTTTTAAGCGTGGGGTAGAAACTCCTAGCGCTTCCTATATGTCTATGAAGCCTTTGTGGAAGAAAGCTCGTGCTGTACTTCAGGGTGAAGCTCACTCTAAGGCACATGATGAGTATGTTGAACGTGATTACTCTAATCTCCTTCTACCATTCTCTCCCAGCATGACTCAACAACAATATGATTTTTATAAGTCTGAGGCAGAACTACCTGGGCTAACTACCCAGTATGCCCGTGTGCTAATCTCTGCTTTACTACGTAAACAATCACAACTAACACTACCAGAAGAACTTGGTGAAGATGCCTATAACTGGATCACCAAAGATATGACCCTTGATGGTGCATCCTTATTTAACTTTCTAGATTCGGCTATCTGGGAAGAACTACAAACCTCTCGTGCTTGGGTTTATATTGATAGACCTACAGTATCGGATAACGAATTAGAAATGATGTCGCCCGAAGAGCGTATGACTATTTCTCCGTATCCTGTATTGATTAAAGCTGAAAACGTTATTAACGTACAGATCAAAACCCACCCTGTAACTCGAATTAAAACTCTTACCCGTTGGGTAACTCGCTACATTACCGAAGAGTATGATAACGATAATCCTTGGCATCCTAACTATATTGATACTGTTTGTGATCATTATTTGGATGAAGGCGGTATGTTGGTGTTAGATTACTATCGTAAAGAATCAGGCTCCCATCAAGTAAGCGCTATTAACGGTGTTATCGAGCAGGAATACGAAGATTCTGCGGATGGGGGCTTTGTACTATACGATACAGTTTATCCAATGAAGTTTGGTCAACGTCTACAGCGTATTCCAGCCTTTCCTCTAAATGGTCAGATAGAACCTATTGAGCCAGTACTAATGCCTCTTATTGACAGAGAGGTATCGCTTTACAACAAGGTATCTCGCCGCAACCACCTACTATACGGAGCGGCAACCTATACACCAGTTGTACAGTCTGATATGACTGATGAAGAGTTTGAAGAGCTAGTTAATGCTGGTCTTGGAACGTGGCTACGTGTTCGTAAGGATGAGTCGATTACAGTCCTGGAAACTCCTACTGGTGCCTTAGCTGATATGGATCGTGCTATTGAGGCTACCGTTGCTGAAATGGCTAAGATGGGTATTCGCATGTTATCCCCGGAACAAGCAGCTTCAGGTGTAGCTTTAGAAATACGGAACGCTTCGCAAACTGCTCAACTAGGTACTATGAATGCTAAGATCTCCAGCAGTATGCAAGAAATTCTAGCCTTCATGATTAATTGGAAATATGATACTGATTACACTGGTAACGATATACAATTCCAGCTTTCTTCTGACTTTGCCGCCACGGTCGGCGGAGAGGGTGCAATGCGTCTTGTCTCAGAATGGTACCAAAGTGGTATTATTTCCCGTGAGACTTGGGTCAATATTGCAAAGTACAACGACTTTTTACCTGCTGATTACAATGATGATGAAGCCATTGAGTCTATTCAGACTGACCCGCTAGTCAATCAAACTCCTAATGAGGAAATCAGCCTAGACGAAGAATAACTATTAAGGTCTCCCCTTCGGGGGAGGCTTTCTCACTATCCACGAATTATAGTAATGGAGAGACTGATGTCTATTAACGAAAAAATTTTTGACAGGATTGTTGACCATGCTGGTGACGTCCGACTATACGAGAATGGCGTTCAAAAGGGAAACCGAACCATTCTTAAAAAGCATAGAAATAACTTGAGAGGTCTCCTAAAAGGGGATATTAGAGCTGATGTAAAACTAGAAGTAACACGCTTTACAAAAGAACTCCAGGCTCACAATACAAAGAGCTTGTCTGAGTTCTCCAACTCGCAGAGGATCTTTCACAAGAACAACCTTGATGCCGAAATTCGGAAGTTTTATAGAACACAAAAACCTACAACTACTGGGCTTTTGGAGGAAATAACTGGACCGCAAATAAAGGGCATAAGTACACTAAAAGGTAATATGAAGAATATTGGCTCTGGTGAGCTAGTTCGTATACAATCAAAAGTTAAGGCCGGTCTTGCTAAGGGGCTTACCCCGGATGTAATTATTCAAGATGTAATGAAAACTACTAAAATAACTGAGCATCAAGCAAGAACCTTAACAAGGACATCTATCACATCTACTCAAACTAGTGCTATGAATCAAGTGATGAAGGCTAATGAGGAGGTTCTTGAGGGGTATATGTTTACCGCTATACTAGATGGAAAAACAAGCCCTATATGCGCCCATCACAATGGTCAAGTATATAAGATTGATGATAAACGATTTCAACCACCCTTACATTGGAACTGCCGTTCAACTATGGTTCCGGTAGTAAAGTCTAAAGATGACCTACAACAAATAAAGTCTAAAAACATTAAGAGTCGCAATCTCGACAAGATGCAGAGTGCAGACCTAACAGGCACACCTTCAAAAGTTAAGACCTATAGTGACTGGCTACGTCG